ATGGGCACGATTACACAGCGCAATAAAAAAGATGGTTCTAAGGTCTACGGTGCGCAGATCCGCATTCGCCGTGACGGGGCGATAGTCTATCAAGAAACGCAGACGTTTGAACGTAAACCGGCGGCGGCCGCTTGGATTAAGAAGCGGGAATATGAGTTGGCCGAACCTGGGGCGCTTGAGAAGGCGAGTAAGGTTTCGGTGTCTGTGCATGATGCAATTCATAAGTATTTGGATGAGTACGGTAAGTTGCGGCCGCTGGGTGATACTAAGCGGAATACGTTAAAGGCTATTGCGGCGTCGTGGCTCGGTAATTTGTTGCTCGCCGATTTAAACAGTCAGCGCTTAGTTGAGTATGCTCACTGGCGAATTGGTGCGGACGGCGGGGCGGTGCAGCCACAGACAGTGGGTAATGATTTGGCGCACCTCGGCGCGGTTATGTCAGTGGCGCGGCCTGCTTGGGGGTTTGACGTGGATCCCCACGCGATGACTGATGCGCGGCTGGTGTTGCGCAAGATGGGTATGGTTAGCCGCAGCCGCGAGCGCGATCGCCGGCCAAGTTTTAAGGAGCTTGATGCGCTGTTGTTGCATTATGCCGAGATGCAAAAGCGGCGGCCTGCGTCGATTAATATGCTCAAGGTGGTTGGCTTTGCTCTGTTTTCTACCCGTCGTCAGGAGGAGATCACCCGTATTCGCTGGGCTGATTTAGACGAGGCGGGGCAGCGGGTGTTGGTGCGGGATATGAAAAATCCGGGCCAGAAGATTGGTAATGATATTTGGTGTGCCCTGCCGGACGAGGCGATGGCGATTGTGAAGAGTATGCCGCAGGTTTGTGCTGAGATTTTTCCGTATAACAGCGACTCGATTTCAGCCAGCTTTACTCGAGCATGCAAGTTTTTAGAGATTGAGGATCTGCGCTTCCATGATTTGCGGCACGAGGGGGTAAGCCGGCTATTTGAAATGGATTGGGATATCCCGCGTGTTGCCAGTGTTTCTGGGCATCGAAACTGGAATTCGCTCCGTCGCTATACTCATTTGCGGGGGCGTGGTGACAAGTATGTGGGCTGGCCTTGGTTGGCGAAGATTCTGGCGGCGCCGGTTGATTTAGGGGCTAGGGAGGGTGGCCGTTAGTTTACGGATTTAGAGTTGGGTGATATTCTCGAGCACTGATATACATGGAGTGTGCTTATGGGCTTGCCACAGGAATTGGTAGCTGAGCGGGAAGGTCAGCTAGAGTTAGGTGGGTGGTTGATAGATTGTCACCACCTTAGCAATGGACGACGTGTAATTACGCAGCGATCGTTTACTGACATTATTGGTCTCAAACGAGGGACTAAAAAGGCTGGCGACAAACTTGCTGGCTTCCTTAATATTCCAGCGCTTAAGTCTGAGAATATCGCACGTCTTTCTGAAAAAATTCAAAATCCTGTCATATTTAAGATGTCGAGCGGGCCAACTGCGTTCGGTTATGAGGGCGACCTGCTGATCGAATTCTGCAAGGCAATTCTCGAGGCACGTAGAGCAGGGTACATGACTACCGCTGCAGAAAAGCGCTATGCCATGTCGTGCGAGGCCTTTGTAGTATCTTGCGCGAAAGTCGGCATCATGGCTCTTATTGATGAGGCGACTGGTTATTCTCAGGATAAGGCGAAGGATGAATATCGAGCTCTATTTACGGAATTTATTCGCGCTGAAATGCGCGAGTGGGAAAAGGAGTTTCCGCAGCAGTTCTTCGATATGATCTATAGGCTTTATGGTATTCCACGCACCAAAGGGAATCACCCGCAATTTTTTGGTGGTTTTATCCGTAAATACGTGTACCAGCCATTGGCTGCGAGTAATGGCGCAATTCTTGAGCAGCTTGACGTGAAAAACCCAGTCGTATTTGGTTTGGGTGGGCGCAAATATAGAATGCACCAGTTTCTTACCGAAGAGATTGGCGTGCCTGCTTTGCGCGAGCATTTGTGGCAGGTTATTGGTATTGGCGCCTCTGTTCGCTCCAAAGAGTCATTTAGCACGCACTTTAAGCGGGCATTTCCTCAGATCGGTGATCAAGGTGAATTTGATATAGAGTTTGAGTAAAAGACCTATGATTGGTTGTTTTTTGATCAAAATTATAACCAAGGTTAAGTTGTTGAAATATATTGAAAAAACATATTAAAGTGCCGTTTTTTTTCCAAAACATAACCAAGCTATTGGTTATGTCGGTGCGGCGGAAATTAGCAGTGTTTTGGCCTTTGCTGTACATGTATACCTACAGGCCTTGTGGTAACACCGGATAATTTCAAATTTGCAATTTTAGTTTGTCGAGCCTAAGATAGTCAGGTGATGTGGTTTTAATGCCATGGGACCGTTTTAGTAAATTTGAAAAATAGGCTCTAATATGTCTGCTGTGTGTGTAGAACCATCTGTAAAAAATCAAACGCCAAAGTTTGATTTGAAGCGTATGGAAAAAGCACTTCAATCGCCGGTTTATAAAGTTCCGGTAGGTCTTACTCGTGAGCAGAAAAGGGCTCTAATATTGTCCAAGGCATAGCGCGTGGCGTACGAGTGGAGCTTTGGTTGTAAGTTTGCCTCTGAATTTCAAAACCTTTCCCAGATTGATCAAGATAAAATACTCGACTTTACTGATATATTTGAAATAAACGGGTTTGATGATTTCACTCGTTATACCGGTAAAATTGCGCCCTCGTGGTCTGGTGATATCTCCCAAAAGAATTTCGAATTCGCTCGAAAACACGACCTCTGGCATTACCACGTTGGTATACCTGATTACAAAGCCAGGCATGATAAATATCAAACCTCTGACTGGTTGCTGCATTTTGTCCGGCAGTCATCGCAAAGAATTATTCTTGTAGACCTGTATTCGCACTACACCTCTGCAGGGGAGTTTTATTTTCCCCCTGAGAGCTATTTGGTGATAGATAATGAATAGCAAAGGATCATCCAACGCTGAATTCATTTCACGCCGCCGCCCTGCTAGTTAAGAAACCTTCCTATACCGCCCATGTAATTTGTCATTCTCTGCAATCGCCTTTTGCCGTTGTTTGTCTAGGTAGGTGGCGAGGTCTTCTAGGTGCACACCTTTGGCGGCTTTTTGGTTGTCACCCATGCGGGTGATGGGTAGATCCAGTTCGCCGGCGGCAACGCGGCGCATGAAGACGCCGGGCGTGAGGTGGCTGAAAAAGTCTGTGCAGATCTGCTCTACGGGTATGATGGCTTTGCCGTTGTATTGGGCCATGAGTAGAAATAGGGTTTGCATACTATTGATCCTGTCAATCAAAAATTAACCGGCGCGGTCAGCGTCGAAAAAGGTTTCGTTGATCCAGCGTTTTGCGGGTGTGAGTTTCATGCTGATGCCTGTTTCGCTCTGTCAATAATCGCGTCTATTTCTTCGAGCTCGCGGATATCGTCGGGGTCTGAAATGGTGCCGTCTTCATTGCTGCAGCAGTCGTAAAAGCAGTCGCGCTCTGCGATCACAAAAGCTAAAAGCTCTGCGTGTGATTGTTGGAGTGTCATATCTATCCCCACTTGTAACAGCTAAAGCCGTAACGTTCTGTGCCGCCGTTTTCTGCGGCTTCTTCAATAATGTCGTCTACTGCTGGCCTTATGATTTGGGCCATAAAGTCGGTGAACCGGCACGGTGTTTTTGTTTAGAACTCGTGCTCTATCCGGTCGCCGTTGTTGGTTTTGATCCAAAGCACCACGCGGTAACGGCGGCGCTTTTTGCCTTGCATGTCGAATCTGACAAATTTGCCGTCTTCGTCGGTGGTGCCTTGGAATACGGCAAAGGGTTTCATTTCAGCAGTCGCCATGCCCAGTAAGGCCATGACGCCACCAAGATCGCAAATGCAACGCTTACGGCTAATGCGGGTTGTTTTTTGGTGCGTCTTTGCGTGTAGCCATCGACTATGCAAATGGCTACAAATAGGCCTAGCAATAAATACATGGTCAAAAATATTTTCATGGTCTTGGTCTCTATTTGTTGGCGTTGGCCTTACCAGCCGTAAATCACAAACTCGTTATAAAACTTGAGAATGCGCTTTACGTAGGTGCGTGTTTCTGTGGCGTGTGTGCCGGTTACGCGGGGGAGCGCTGCAATAATGCTGGCGTAGTCGTTGGCGTTGCCTGCTAGTTTTTGGGCTTTTAGCAGGTGGCCAAAGCCGGCGTTGTAGCTGGCTAGGGCTAGGCAGATGCGGTCTAGCGGTGGGCGCGGTGCGGTCCAGCCGTTGAGCATTTGTGCCATGTAGGCGCAGCCAACTTGGATGTTGGTGGTGGGTTCGTCTGGGTTGGCGTTAATAAGGCCTAGTTGGCTGGCTTCTTCTGCCCATGTGTCGGGCATGATTTGCATTAGGCCTTGTGCGCCAACGGGGGAGCGGGCGTCTGTTTTCCACGCGCTTTCTTGCTGGATTTGGGCAGCAATTAGGCGCGGGTCGTAGTTGGGCAGGTAGCGTTGCGTCATGCCTACGATGGTGTTTTTGTACGGTGTGCTCATGATGCAGAGTGCTCCTGTTCTGGTTCTTTGGTTAGGTCTGGGCAGAGTTTGCAGACCAGTTCTTCGCCGGCGTCTGTTACGGCAACGACGGTGCGGTGTTTTTGAATGCGGTTGCCGTTGTGCAGTATGTAAAACTGCTGTTCTCGCAATTTAAAATGGTCGGCCGAGGCCTTGCGGCTGTAGTCCGGTACCAGTCCGGTGCCGTGTATGCTGGTTTTGATGTAGCCCAGCTTTTTAAGGCGGTTGCTTACTGCGCGGTGGCGCAGGCCGTGTTGGTCACACGCTTCTTTTAAGGTGCGTAACATTGTCTCTGGCCTCTTGTGGCGCTAGCTGCGTAATGGCTTGGTGCAGCTGGCGGGTGAGGTTGTGGTTTAGCTCGCTTAGCATCATTACTTGTGCGCTTAGCTCTTCTACTTTTTCGCTCACGGCGGCAATTTGCTCGCGCAGGGCGTCTTTTTCGTTAAGTCTGGCCACGGTGCGCGACAGCCGCCGATTGGTGTTGGCGATGGCCTTGTCTTGTTTAAAATTCCAGTTCATTAGCTTGGTGTTCGCATGCGTGAGTTTGCTGATTTGCTCTTGCTGCTTTGCCGATACGTCGCTACTCATCAAATGACCTCTGCGTGGACGATGGTTTGGCGCTGACCACGGCGGGTATACACGGCGCTGAGTAGCTGGCCGTTTGCTTCTAGCTGCTTTAGTTGCTGCTCTACCGATACTGCGTTGCCGGCAATGAGTCTTAATTCGCCGCGATTGTCGGCGGCAATGTGCGGTGGCCGTGCCGGTGAGGTTCTGCGCCATTGGGTAAGTAGCGATACCCAGCTTTTGCCGGTGGCGTATTCGTAGGCATCTGTCCAGCACGTTAATGGTGAGGCTGGGCCAAATACGCGGTGATGCTGCTTGCTGCGCACGCCTAGTAGCAGTTCTGTGTCTGAGCGCGAGCTGGTTTTTACCTCTAAGCCTTTGGCGGCAATGGCTTCGCGGGCGGCGCTGATCACTTGGTTTATGTTCATGCTGCGTTCCTTGCTGATGCGATGAGTGCTTTCCACTGGTTTAGACTCATGGGCTTAAAGCTGTCTGTGCTTTCTAGGTCTGTGGGTAGCAGGCCTTGATCGTCTTTGCGGCGGCCGCTTCTGGTGCGCTGCAGGCGGCCTACGTTGCGTTGGTCTATGTCGCCACCCGCTGCAGAGTTCAGCGCGGTAATAATTAAAAGCACGGTGCACATGTGCTTGCTCACAATTAGGCCGTGCTCCCACGCAAGGCTTACCGCGTGGGCTATGTTGCGGGCGCTGAGTTTTTCGCGGGCGCGGTCTAGGTAGCACTTTATGGTGGCGGCTGCGGCGTTCATTAGCCGTGCGCTTTCTTTGGTGCTGTTGCCTAGGGCGGCGAGTAACAGCGCTTCGCCCTCGCGAGGGGCTAGGCCCATGCCAGATTTGTATTTGAGGTTGCCGTGGCTAGTCATGCCGCTTGCCCCAGTGCCTCTTTTGCAGCAAGGCAAATTTGCGGCCAGTCGGTTTGCTCGCACTCGGCGGCGTCGTTGTAGTCGCCTTGGGCGCTTAGAACTATGTTGCGCACTTCGCCCAGGGTTAAATCTTCTGGCGGTTTGTTGGTGGCGCGAAGACGTTGCAGCAACAACGATTCAAACGGCGCGGTGCAGAAGCAAAGGCCGTGAAATTCGTAAAACAGTTCGGGTAGTGATTGGCTGTTTTGCATGGGTGTCTCCGGAAAGCTTGGTTATATTCAAACTATCGCGAATTGCGATAATTCAAATATCGCTTAATGTGATTATTATGTCAACACGTAGCGCGATATTTTTTATTGCGTGCTTTTTTGGAGGCGAAAAAAAACCCGTTTGGAGCGGGCTTTGTAGGAGATCCTAGCGGGTGTGATTAGTTGTTTGGTGGCGTGTGTTTGGAGCTTTTTGATATTAGCTTTAAATAGTGCAGGCCTTGTCCTAGGGCGGCATATAAGGAGAATTGCATCACGCCTGTGATGAGCCAAGTAATAGATGGCGTATAAGTCAGTATTTTCAATTCGTGTTCGGTGGCATCTGGCCACATTACAGCGCAAATAAAAATACCTCCTAGCAGTGCAATTGCGGACAGTAGAAATAAGAGTAAGGAAAGTGGCGAGTATTCATCGTCAGCGGTTATAGGGAGGTTGGCTTCTGATGCTGATTTGCTGAGGGCTGTTTTCGATAAGATGTATTCTTTTGCTTGCGCGCTTCCAAAGCAATTCTTGCAGTGGGCTATATTCATTTCATATCGAGCAGAGCTTTCGGTTAGCTCGCATTTACATATTTCGCAGTTCATCATGTGTCACTTTTTTAGTCATCTATCCAAGAGCCTATAACTTTGCCAAGAATGCGAAACTCGTCAAATATTGGGGGGTGGCTTGGGTTTAGTGCCTTTAGGTACATTTTATCGCCGTCGCTTGCAAGCTGTTTGAACGTGACGCGATCTTCTTTGTCTAGTTTCGCAATTATTCGGTCGCCTATGCCTACGCTTCCTCGAAGCTCTGGGTCTACGTAGATAATGGCGCCTTCTGGGTAGCTGCGACCGATGGGGGCTGTCATAGAGTCGCCTTGTACGCGTAGTGCGTAAGTTTGACGGCTATGGGTTTTGGGGCATGGAATCAATTTTTCAGCTAGTCCTGGCTGGTGTAAGTCTTCGGCTTCGTGCCATTGTCCTGCCTGTACCCATGATATGACGGGTACGAATCCGCGGGTGTCTGGGCCTGAGCTCACATCGTTGTTTATATTGTTGTAGTCGGCATCTTTCAGGCCTGTCGCGTAAGAGGCGGCTCTTTCTTTAACTTGGTATTCGAAAAATTCTGCAACGGTTATCCCTAGCGCGGCGCAAATGGCGCTTAGGTCACTGAAAGATGGTTCTCGTTCGTTGCGCTCATAGCCTGATATGCGGCTTTGGTGATCCCATCCGCAGGCGTCTGCAAGGTCTGCTTGTGACAGTCCTTTTCGATTTCTGAGTTGTTTGAGTCTGATTGCGATATTCATAGTGCACTTTTTACCACGCTGCGCGTTATCTGCATAACTCGTTACGTGTTGACAATTATCACGATTCGCGATTATTCTAGCTGTGAGCATATTGGAGCCTTCAATGAATAAGATTGCGGATTATCGAAAACAGGTGGCACTCACCCAGTCCCAAGCCGGTGAATTGGCTGGATGGGGGCAGAGCCGTTGGTCGTCATACGAAACCGGTGCGCGTACTCCTGATGCTGATGACATTAAGAAGATCCTTGCTGTTTTAGCCGGTTGCGGCGCAGACGTTAGCTTTGAAACTTTGTTTATTGAAGAGGCGTCTGCGGCCTGATTTGGTCATTTGAAATTAGCTTAACCAAGTAGCAGGTTACGTTTAAGCCGCTAATTAGCGGTGTTATTAGTGTAGAGAGTGGAGGTGGGTATGAGGTTTAAGCCTAGCCGTGTTAGTCGTTACGGCGCTAAGTCTTGCCGTCGAGGCTTTGCGGTGAGGCCACCAAGGTCTCTGGTTGTTGGTGCTTCAGATGATCTGCTGGATGATATTTGTGTGCTGCCGGAAGGCTATGGGTGGACTGACCCTAATAGTTTGTTGGGGCGCGTGGAGACGCTGTTGTTTGCTATTCGGCAGGCGCCGGAGAGTGCGGCGCGCTCTGAGTTATTTTGTGACGCGGTGTTTAAGTCGCTGGAGTGGCGCGCCAATGAGATTCGTCTTTCGATTATTGGGATGGCGGGTACAGTTCCGTCAGTTGTGAGAGAAGATGGGTGATGTCTTCTTGGGCAATCATAAGCCGTTCGAGCCAGTTGCCATTTGCGGGGTTGCTGTTGCGGGCCAGCATGAGGTTTGCGTCTGCCGATTGGGTGGCGGGATGAAAGTAGCGGCGCTCAAAGCTGTTCTGCTCGCGTATTTTGCCGTCGATGGTGCCAGTTTTGGCCGATATTTTCAGTTTGTCTTTGAGTGCGCCCAGTTTTTCCTGAAGGTCTGCTTTTTTTGTGCTGGTTATGGGTTTGCCGTCTGTAAGCTCGTTAAGAATGTCGTCGATTTGGTGGTTGATTGTGTGCAATGCGTTTATGACGGCGCGTGCTTGTTTTTCTTTGGTGTCCACTTTGATTTTCTCCTTGGTTGGGTTGGTCGCTCTTTTCAGCTTAGGAGATATCCAGTCACATGGGAAGTTGTGAGGCTTGCGGGCTGCCGCTTTTGTTGATTTTGGAGGGGGCTATGAGCACTACAGAAATAACTTATAAATCGCCACGTGAGCGGCGGGTTCATCGGACTATTTCTAAGTTTGGTGATTGTGGCGCGACGGTGTTTGAGGTGCGCAAGGTGATTGGTTTGCAGGTGTTACCTGGTACGGTAAATAACTGTATTCGTAATTTGAGTAAGCGCGGCTTGCTTGATCATGTTGGTTGCACTACTGAGGCTGAGCGTATTGGTCGCGGCTATGGTGAGGCTGATGTTTATAAGGCGAGGGTTGCGGTAAATGGCTAAGTCTATTTCTAAACGCGCCGGCGAGGCTTTAAGTCAGCAGGCGCTTGATGCGTTGAACAATTTTGATTTATGGCCGACCTTGCGGGTTGGAACGATGGGTGAGCGTAGGCACAGTTTGTTGCGGCATGAGCAGCGGATTGAGCGGGTTATGGATTCTATTCATCTTGTGCGTACGCAGGGTGTTTATACGTTAAGGAGTGCGGGCTGATGTGTGACAAGTGTGAGTGCAGCGCCGCAGTTGCTCGATTGGAGGAAGGCCTGCGGCGCTATTCGTTGGAGCAGGTGAAGCTTACTAAAGCTGCGAGATTTGCTTCTGTTGAGCCTGCCCCAGTTTTATCTCGTCTAGAACAGCCTGTCGCGCCTCGCTTAGGCATGCGGCTTTTACTTCTGGGTCTTCTGTGTTTTGTCCTTGGCTTTGCTTTAGGAGTAGGTTTGTGAAGTACGCGTTAGTGATTCCGCATGCGAGCGTCGCCTCGGCTCCGGTAAATTCAACAACTTTATTGTCCTTCATAGTATCTGTATTCCTTGTAGGTGGTGTGTGGTGCATTAATCCTAGCAGGAATCGCGTCACCTGCGCACTGGTGAGGTTTGCGGGCTGCCGCTCCTTGTTTTTTATTAGGTGGAGAGGTGGTAAATGAGTGCTGTTTTGCAGGTTGATTGCGCGGCTAAGCTGGTTACGCCAATGGAGCGCAAGGTGTTTAAGATTTTGGGCCGCTACGGTGCTGATGGGGCGACTATTTTTGAGATTAGAAAGGCGCTGAGCGGTGACGTTATGGCGGGTACGGTTCGCAATTGCCTTGTTGGTTTGATTCGTAAAGGTGTGGTGTTGCAAGACACGTTTACGTCTGACCGCGATCGTATGGCGCGGGATGTGGATCATTGTGATGTGTATCGGTTAAAGCGGGATGCGGCGTAATGCCTAGGCTGCTTATTACAGGTTGCGGTGACTCTATGCGCTGGTATGCCGGTTTGGTGGGGCAGTGTGTGCCGTACCTAGCTGATGTGGGCACCGAGTATAAAAGCCGCGAGCCGTCTGGCTTTGTTAATTTTGTTCAGTATGCAGATGCGGTTGTGCTGGCAGACGGTGAAGATCCGGCGCTGGCGTGTATTGCGGAGCTGGCTGCGCAGCTTGAGGCTGAGGCAAATGATTTTGAGCGGCGGGCGCGAATTCATCGCTATGGTGCTGCCGATTTACGGCGGACGTTGGGTAATTTTGGGGGTGTTGCGTGAAGCGCGATTGGGATGTGATTAGAAAGATTCTGTTAAAGGTTGAGTCGCTGCCTACCGATGATAGTCAGGTTGATTCTACTGAGTTTGAGGACCGAGGTATTCCCAATGAGGTGGCGGCTTATCACATGGCGTTGCTGCAAGAGGCTGGGATTATTGAGGGCGGTGGCCGCAAAGGGTCTAGCAGTCCTTATCGTTTTGCTTTTCGTTTGACGTGGCAGGGTCATGAGTTGCTGGATCAAATTAGGCGCGACACGGTGTGGGCCGCCATTAAGGCTCGGCTAATGCAAAGTGGTGTTGATGCCAGTGTTGAGGCTGTGCGGCTTGCAGCGTCGTCTTTGCTTAAACAGATGTTGGATTAGGCGGGTGGCGAAGCCTTACGTGCCCAATGTGGCAGAGCGGGTAGCTAAGCTGGAGTGGATGATTAAGCATCAGCGGCATGACATTAATTTGTCGGGCATGAAGCTAGATGCTTATTTTAAGTGCTTAGAGAAAGAGGTGGATGGCTTGAAGGATGTTTTATTTAGAACTCCGGAAGCATTTCTTTTGGCTGCGCAGAAGAGTGAGTGATATTTCTTTGAGTGTAAATAATAAGACTTTGAACCCTTGCGAGCACAAGTTAAGCGAGATTACGCGGTTGCTTGAGGCGGCGCGCTGTAATGAGCAGGTGTGTCGATCTGTGGCGCTTAATCGCTTAGAGGTGACGTATGACTTACTGATAAAAGCTGCGGATGCGGGCGGGTTGTCTGCGGTGCAGTTGCAGTCTGTTTTGCTGAGTATTGAGCATTCTATGTTGGTTGTTGAATCTAGTGGTCGCGAGCGGCCTGTGGTGGTGTGGTGATGTCTGTTTCTATTCGCTTGAGTGACGATGAAGAGGATGCGCTAAGGGGGCTGCGGCTTGATGCTAGGCTGCTTTATTTGATGGGCATTCGTCCGTTTATGGATTACTCAACAGGTATTGTCGGTGTGAAGCGGATTGTTTGTTACAAGGGTTTTCGTGAGCTGTTAGAGGTTGCGCCTGATAGGGGTAGTAAGCTGGGTGCGGTTAGTGCGCCAAGTAAGTCTTTGGTGCGTAATCTGCTGGTGTTGCTGGAGCGTCATGGCCTTGTTGAGAAGATTCCGCAGCGGCGCCGAGTTGATGCGATGGTGTTTAAATTGCCATTGGCTATTGTTGACGAAAAAATCCGTTCCGGTGAGCAGCGTCATATCTCCGTCATAGGTGGATCGCGCAAAGCAGCAACACAGAAGAATACCGATAAAAGCAATGTAAAACAGTTTGTTATAAGGGCTGCAGAGGTAAGCGCCGACATAGATGACCAGCATATTAATAATTGTGAGCAGCGTCATACCTCCGTACTTCCGTTATCTACTACAACTACTAAAAATATATCTAGCGCGAATGGCGGCAAATTGTTGGCTGCTGATTGGTTGCCTGCTGTCGATACGATGACTAGGCTAGTGCGTGATGAATTTGTGGATGCGCAGTTTGTGGATGAGTACACGGCTGAGTTTGTGATGTTTTGGACTGAGTCCGGTGTGGCTAAGGCATCTTGGGATGCTGTGTTTTTTCGGCAGTGCTTGGATCAGTGGAAGCTAAGACGTTTTTCGTGGAGGCAGCGATGATTGCTTGGGTGGGCAGGTTGTTAGATTCTTGGGCTGAGTGTGTGCGTCTGGGTGAGTCTGACGTGGCGGGCATTGGTTATCCGTCTGGGTCTGGGCCTGTTGTGGTGGCAGAGCTGAGCAGGGCGCGGCGCAGTGGCGCCGACAAGCGTACAGCGGCGGTGTTGCGTGCGGGTTTGTCTGCGGGTGTGACTGCCCATGCGGTGGCGTCTAGGCCTAGCAGGGTGGTGAATAGGGCGCCTATGCTGGGTGATGTTGAGCGCTTGGATCGGTTTATTTCTGCTGAGCTGAGTGAGGCTGAGCGCACCTTGCTTGAGGTGTTTTATGTTGATGTTTTTCATACTGCTGATGAGAAGGCGGGGCGGTTGGGTTGTTCGCGGTCGGGTATGTTTGCGAAGATTTCTGAGCTGCATGTGGTGATTGATAGATTCTTTAGGCCCTCTGCTGCGGTGCGTGATGAGGCGGCCTTGTCGTCTGCTGAGCTAGATCGGCTACTAGCGGCGCTTTCTGGTTAAGCAAGCCACTAATTAGATATTTTTTTAAATTATTTTTATTTTTTAAGTATTTGAATTTAATATTTTATTTTGAGTTATCAACAGCGATGGACATTTTGTCTTGTTGAATCCTTGGACTCTACCTAGTACGTTTATGGCACGGTCGCAATACGTGACTGCCAAGAAAGCCCAGCCATCGCGCTGGGCTTTTTTGTACCTGAATTTTTTGTTTCTGGGTGAGTGCCTTGGCCGGTTTCACCTGTCTTGCCCCACTGCATGGGGCTTTTTTGTATTTGGTAAGAAGGGTATTTGGATGACGCCGGACAAAGTGTCTACTGCGGGGAGCTATGCGGCTTCTGCGTTTACTACGTTGTTGGGCTTGTCGATCAATGAGTGGGTCGCTTTGGGTGGCTTACTGATTGGGTTTGGCACCTTTCTCACTAATCTGTGGTTTCGTCGAGAGCAGTTGAAAATTCAGCGTGAGCAGCGTCATGCGCTTGGCGATCAGCGTTCAGACCTTTGAACCTAATTATTGAATTGAGGTGTGCTATGAAAGCTTTGGGGCGTTATTCCTTTGGGGTCGTCATTGCGCTGGCGATATGTGTGTTGCCGGCGCTGTTTGTGTTGAGTTCTTTGCCTGCTCTTGCTGATGAGTCAGCTGATGCAATTGGCGTGTTGATTGGTGCGGCAAGTTCTGCGGGCTTACTGGGTAGTGCGGGCGTGTACATTGGCTATGCGGTCACTGCTGTGGGTGCGGCTTCTTTGCTGCTGCAGGGTATTGCTGCCGTGACAGGTATTACGCCGAGCACGCGTGATGATGAGTATGTTAATCAGGCTTATCGAGCAGTTGTTAAGGTGCAGAAGTGGCTAGATCGCTTGGCGTTTAATCCACCGTCCGACAAGGCGAGGCCACGTTAGTTGGCTTGGCCTTACTGCTACAAATGGCAGCAGGCAGCCAAGGGTTTTCTGCGTCGCAATCCTTGGTGTGCAGATCATAAGGCGCGGGGTGTTTACGTTACAGCTACCGTTGTTGATCACAAGGTTGCCCACCGAGGCGACATGAAGTTGTTTTGGGATAAGAACAACTGGCAGGGTTTGTGTGGCCACTGTCATGACAGTCATAAGCAGCGGCTTGAAAAGTCTGGTGTGCAGGTTGGTAGTGATGTCAACGGCTTTCCTTTAGACCCTTCGCACCCTTGGGCCAAGGGGTAGGGGGTATTAAAACTACAGAGCCCTGCGAACCTAGACCGCCCCCCTCCCTTTTCTGGCACGAGCGGGAATTTCGGGAGGGGGGGTATCTGGAGGAGGGGGTATTTAGGTGGTGATCAGTCTGATCACTTTTGCAATTCTTGAGGTGGAATATGGCAGGACAACGCGGACCAAAGCCGTTGCCGGCTAACGTCCATGCCCTTAACGGCAATCCAAGTAAAAAGCGGTTGGCCGCTTTGCATGACGGTGCGCGGGTACCGGTGGAAATACCGGACATGCCGTCGCACCTTGATACCGAGGCTCGCAAAGAGTGGAAGCGTATCAGCGTAGAGTTAGAAAAATTGGGCTTGGTCGCTAAGATCGATCGCGCCGCCCTTGGCGTTTATTGCGTGGCGTATTCGCGCTGGGCCAAGGCAGAGAAGAATTTAAAAAATATGGGCGATGACGGTTTGATTGACACCACGCCCAGTCAGTACAAGCAGATTAGTGTTTGGCTGCAAATCAGTAACCGTGCTGTTGAGCAAATGCACAAGTTCTTGGCTGAGTTTGGTATGACGCCATCTGCCCGTAACCGTGTATCTGTGACGCCGCAGCAAGAGCTTTTCCCACAGGACGCCAATGGACAACAATCTGTCACCGGAAGATTCTTCAAGTGATGATCCGGTTACGGGCTACGCGCAAGGTGTAGCCTCTGGCGAGATCATTGCGGGGCCGCATGTTCGTGCGTCTTGTGCTCGCCACTTAAAAGACCTAGAGGAAGGTGGATCGCGCGGGTTAGTTTGGGATGTAGATGCCGCGCTGCATACGATCCAGTATTACCGCGAGGTGCTTTGCCTTAACGGTGGCGAGTTTGAGGGTAAGCCGTTTTATCCTGAGCCGTGGCAGCTGTTTGTTATTGGTAGCTTGTTTGGCTGGAAGAATCGCGATGGCACCCGCCGTTTTCAGCTTGCTTATGTAGAGACCGGCAAGGGCTCGGGCAAGTCGCCACTTGCGGCTGGTGTTGGTTTGTACGGCATGACGGCTGATGGCGAATCGCGAGCTGAAGTGTACGCAGCGGCCACCAAGAAAGATCAGGCAATGATCTTGTTCCGTGACGCGGTAGCCATGGTTGATATGTCGCCTGAGCTAGATTCAAGAATTGCTCGCAGCGGTAGCCGTGGTAAAGAGTGGAATCTGGCTTACCACGAGTCAGACAGTTTCTTTAGGCCGATTAGTGCCGACGATGGCCAGTCTGGTCCACGGCCGCACATGGCCTTGCTCGATGAAATTCATGAGCACCGCGATGGTCGCGTTGTTGAAATGATTCGGGCAGGTACCAAAGGGCGCCGCAATCCGTTGATCTTTATGATCACCAACAGCGGCACCAACAAGCAGTCGGTGTGCTGGGAGTATCACCAATACGGCGCAGAAGTCGCAGCTGGTGTACGGCACGACGATACGTTCTTTAGCTATATCTGCGCGGTTGACGAAGACGACGACCCTTTTGATATTGGCTACGTTCACAATCCTGATGATCCAGAAGCGCTCGCAGAATTCTTGCGTAACTTCGCCGTGCCGGACTGCTGGTACAAGGCAAACCCGTCGCTGGGCATAACGATTCAGCCCAAGTATTTGCTGGATCAGGTGATTCAAGCGAAGGGGATGCCGGGCAAAGAGTCGATAGTAAAGCGCCTTAACTTTTGTATGTGGGTTGAAGGCCATAACCCAGCAATCAGCTACCACATTTGGCAGCAAGCGCAGGGCGACTACACGGCTGAAGATTTGCGCGGCCGGCGTTGTATTGGCGCTCTAGATTTGGGAAGCACAATCGACCTTACGTCACTGCAGCTTATCTTCCCGCCGGTGGGCGATGAGCGGGAGTGGCCAACGCTGTCTTACTTTTGGCTGCCCAACGATGGCTTGGCAGAAAAGGCGGACAAAGACAGACAGCCATACAACGTATGGCGCGACCAAGGCTGGTTAGAAACAACACCTGGGCGGGCGGTAAGCCGTTTGTTTGTTCTGCACCGTATAGCGCAGCTGCAAGATAGTTTTGATATTGAGTGCTTGGCCTTTGACCGCTGGCGCATAGAAGACCTTAAGCAGTTAGCTGATGACGAAGGTGTAAAGCTACCTCCGATGGAGCCATACGGGCAGGGGTTTAAGGATATGGCTCCGGGTGTTGATGAGTTTGAGAAGCGCTTGCTAAACGGTGAGCTAAAGCACAACGGCAATCCGGTAATGACCATGTGCGCCGCCAACGCGGTATGGGCAACTGACCCAGCCGGCAACCGCAAGCCAGCAAAAGACAAAGCTGTTGGCCGTATCGATGGCATTGTTGCTCTTGTGATGGCTGTGGGTAAGTCCATTGGCGAAAAACCTAAAAAATCTGTTTATGAAACCCGAGGAATCCGACGACTATGACGCTCAATAAAACAGCCATTAAAGCAGCGGCGATCATAGTGTTGACCAAGGGCTTAAATGGCCTGTTGGTAGTGATCGGTATAGCGGCAATCGCTTACGGAATTTGGCAGGTTTTTCCGCCGGCATCTTATGTGTTTGTGGGTGCGGCGCTTATTTGGATGGGCTTGCCAGACAAGTCTGACGTTAAGGTTGCACCCTAATGAGTATGGCGAGCCGTTTATTTTTGGGAGAGCAGCGCAGTAGCGCCATGTCTGCGCACCCGCGCGACCCAGTTGTTGCCAGCTGGTTTGGTGGCGGTGCTTCTACTGCGTCTGGTGTTACAGTTACTGCGGAGACAGCCATGCAGCTCAGTGCGGTTTATGCGTGTGTTCGCATACTAAGTTCATCCTTGGCTATGCTGCCACTTAAACCATACCGCAACATTAAAGCGGGTGGCCGCGAAGTGGCAGAAGAGCATGAGCTGTACCAGCTTCTGCGCTGGCAGCCAAACAGTTGGCAAACAAGCTTTGAGTGGCGCGAAATGCTGCAGGGGCATTTGTTGCTGCGTGGCAATGCTTACTGCTACAAAGAGTATGACGGCGGGGGTAAGTTGCGAGCGTTAAAGCCGCTGCACCCAGACCGTACCGAACCATTTTGGGCGCCAAATGGTGACATTGCTTACGCGCATACAGACGCGCAAGGTAAGCAGCACGTCTATTTGCAGCATGAGGTTTTTCATCTTCGCGGTATGAGCAGCGACGGCCTAAAAGGCCTGAGTGTTATTAACAGTCTGCGCGAAACCATTGGCCTAAGTTTGGCCGCCGAGCAATTCGGCGCGACCTATTTTGGCAATGGCACTGTTGTTAGCGGTGTGCTGCAAACGGACAAAGAGCTTAGCGACGCTGCTTTTGACCGTCTAAAGGCAGACTGGTCAAGCCGCCACCAAGGTGTAAGCAATGCCCATAACCCCGCAATATTGGAAGACGGCCTTAAGTGGCAGTCGTTAACGGTTAATCCTGAAGAGGCGCAGTTTTTAGAGACCCGTCGTTTTCAGGTGTCGGAAATCGCGCGTATTTTTGGCTTGCCGCCTCACATGATTGCAGATGTGTCTGGCTCGACCAGTTGGGGAAGTGGCATTGAATCGCAAGGTATTGGCTATGTAGTGTATTCGCTGCAGCCACACCTTACCCGTTGGGAACAGGCAGGCAAACGAGATTTGTTGAACGCCACCAAAGATAAGTCGGTTTACATTGAGTTTAGCGTTGAGGGCTTACTGCGCGGAGACTCTAAAGCGCGGGCAGAGTTTTATAAAGCGCTGTTCTCAATGGGCGCTATATCGCAAAACGAGATTCGCAAAAAGGAAAACATGAACCCTATTGACGACGGCGATCGCTTCTTTGTGCCATTGAACTTGGTGGACGTGGCTGCGATCGATAAGCCTTTAGAGGGTGAGCTGGTTGATGATGAAAAGGACGATCAGCTGCGTGGCTTTCACGCTCGGATGTTACGCCAAGCCGTTGCTAAGATTGCGTCTTGTGAAGCTCGTGCTTTAGAGCGTGCACTGCAAGCGTCGGGCGATGATGCCAAAGCATTGGAAAGGCGTGTTACCGAATTCTACGCAGACCACAATCGCTTTTTGTGTCGGCATTTGGAGCCGGTCGCTGGTGACTATGCGCCAAGCGTTATTAAGGCGCACCTAAGCAACGCACTGCGCAGCTTGCAGAGTGTTTTTGAGCAATCAGAACCAGCAGACGGCCTGCGCTCATTGATTAAGCGCTGGCAGGGTAATGAATACCAAATTGGTCTGTGCAACAACATTGCAAGCCTGGCATTGGAGGGTATTTTAAATGAAGAATAAAACCGAGGAGCGGGTCTTTAGCTCAAGTTTAAAGATTGAGCAACGCGCTGAAGGCGACAATAAAGTGCCTATGATCGTTGGTTATGCCGCGGTGTTTGATTCGCTGAGTGAGAATTTGGGTGGCTTTCGTGAACAAATTGCGGTTGGCGCCTTTGATGGGGTGTTAGGTGATGATGTTCGTTGCGCATTTAACCATGACCCCAGCATGATTTTAGGGCGCACTGTAAGCGGCACATTGCGGATTAGTGTTGACGGCACCGGCTTGCGTTATGAGTGTGATCCGCCGGACACGCAAGTTGCGCGGGACTTAATGGTAAGTCTTGAGCGCAAAGATGTGGATCAGTCTAGCTTCCGCTTTACGGTTGATGAAGATAGCTGGGACGAAGACGACGACGGCCGCGTGGTGCGCACCATTAAAAAGTTCAAACGGCTCATTGATGTGTCGCCGGTTACCTACCCAGCGTACCCAGACACCAGTGTGGCTCAGCGCAGCTTGGACGAGTGGCGCGACGAAATTAAAAAGCCTGAGCCAAATAGCTATGAAGATGAGCAAAGGGCGCTTGCCCTGCAGTTGGCAGACGTTGAATAGAAAGAATTTTTAACCCGCGCGGAGGCGAAGGTTAAAGCCAAAGGCCCAGCACACGCTGGGCTTTTTTATGTGTGAAATTTGTCTAATTGGAGAATGACCATGACAAAACGACTAAATGAACTCCGCCAAGAGCGCGGAGAAGTAATTCACAAGGCGCGTCAGATCAGCGACAAAGCCGGTGAAGAAAAGCGCAGTTTGTCTGCCGAAGAGCGGGCGCAGTTTGATGCGGCAATGAAAAAAGCTGGCGAGCTAAAGGATGATATTGCCGCTGAAGAACAGCTGGTTGAAGAAGAGCGCGCATTGGCTGCCTCTGGCGCACCGGCCGGTCACGGCGGTGGTGAAAACCGTGGCGGTGAGTCTGCAGAGGCTCGCCAAATGTCTGCATTCCGTAGCTTCTTGAGCGGTGGCGTGTCTGAGATGACCGCTGATGAGCGCCGCGATCTGCAAGTAACTGATGCCACCAAGGGCGGCAATATTATTACGCCTCAGCAGTTTGTTGCTCAGCTCATTAAAGACCTAGACAACATGGTGCATATTCGCAAGCTGGCCAATGTTATTCCTGGCGGTACGAATGGTATTGGTGTGCCAACGTTAGATGCAGACCTTGATGATTTTGAATGGACCGAAGAGCTGGCCACAGGCGGCGAAGATAGCGCCATGCGTTTTGGTAAGCGCGCAATGGAGCCTAATGCAATGGCTAAGCGTATTAAGGTTAGTAATGCCTTGCTGCGCAGCACCGGTTTAAATGCAGAAGACATCGTTCGCCAGCGCTTGGTGTACAAATTGGGTGTTACCCAAGAAAAAGCCTACCTTACAGGTGACGGTAATAAAAAACCGCTCGGTGTATTCACCGCAAGTAATAATGGTATTGCTACCTCTCGCGATGTAAGCGAGGGCAACACCTCTACCGCCATCACTGCAGACAACTTAAAACGGGTTAAATACGCGCTTAAGCAGCAGTACCGTGGCAAAGCGCAGTGGTTGTTCCACCGTGACATTATTACCGATATCGCGCTGCTGAAAGGCACCGATAATCAGTACATTTGGCGTGAGGGTTTGTCTGCTGGTGAGCCAGATCGCTTGCTTAACTTGCCGCTGGCTGAGTCTGAGTACGCGCCAAACACCAAAACGGCCTCGCAGTACGTGGGTATTTTGGGTGACTTCAGCAACTACTGGATTCTAGACAATATGCAATTCACTTTGCAGCGTCTGGTAGAGCTGTACGCAGAGTCAAACCAAACCGGCTTTATTGGCCGCTACCAAGGTGACGGTGCGCCCGTGTTAGGCGAAGCCTTTGCCCGTGTGAAGTTGGCGTCTGGTTAAGTTCTAGCCTAGTCATTGAGCCCGGCAGTGCTGGGCTTTTGCTTTTTAATTGTAGTGCCATGAGGAAATAATCATGAGTAAAGATATTCACAATGCCATTGCTGTGGCGCGGGTAATTTCGCCCATTTCGCCTGCGGCAACTGGTGTCATCGCTGGTCAAGTAATTGACATGGCAAATTTTAATTCTTGCGAGTTTGTTATTCAGTCTGGCGCGCAAACGACCGGCGGTATAACTGTTACGCCAGTGGTTAAGTCTGGTAGCGCTACGGGTGCATTGTCTGCGGTGGCTGATACCAAACTGCTTGGTACAGAGGCTGCGGCGGCATTAGATGGCGCTGCGGGAGCCAATGGCGTAACTAAAATTGGCTACGTAGGCAATGATCGTTACGTTACCTGTGATCTTGTGGTGACTGGTGCGGCTACCGGCGTGTATGCGGTAACGGCAATTAAAGGATCGCCTCGCAAGGCGCCCGCTGCTTAGTAGTTAATTGCTAGTTTGCGACCAATGCCGGCCAAGCGCCGGCATTTTTATAATTTAATTACGGTGGTGAATGCCATGAAAATTAAAATGAAATCGCTAATGTGCGGGCCAAGTGGTACGCGCAACATTGGCGAAATAGTTGAGGTGGCTGAGGCCGAGGGGCTGGCGTTGGTCGACGGCGGCTACGCAGAAGAGGTTGAGCCTACAGAGCAGGAGCTAGAGGCTGAAGCTTTGGCTTATCAGGATCAGCTAGATGCTGAAGCCAAGGCAGAAGCTGAGAAGGCAGAAGCTGAGAAGGCAGAACCAGATAACGAAACGGCAGAGCTCGTTTTAGAATCTGAAACAGCTGCTAAGCCAGTGGCCGCCAAGCCACGCAAATCAAAGTCGGCAAATAATGCAGCAGAATAAGTCTAAAAGCGTGGCCATTGTTGGTATGGGTGCTAGTCATCGCAGCTATACCGGCTTGGCTGCCAGCCTTGGTGGGTGCCATCGCCTTGCTGATCAGGTATGGGCAATTAATTCGATGGGCGGCGTGATTGAGCATGACCTGCTGTTTGCTATGGATGACTGCAGAGTACAGGAGTCGCGCGCGAAGGCTGACCCAAGCGGCAATATTGCCGGCTTAGTCGAATGGTTAAAAAGTCATCCGAACTTTGTTACTAGCAAGGTCTACGACGATTACCCGGGTGCGGTGGCATTTCCGCTGCAAGAAGCTATCGACACCTATGGTCATCCCTATTTTAACAATACCGTCGCGTACGCATTTGTTTACGCCATGATGCAGGGCTTTACCTCTATTAGCTTATTTGGCTGCGACTTTGGCTATGCCGATATAAACAAAGCGGAGCGGGGCCGTGCCTGTTTAGAGTTTTGGGTGGGTATTGCCTGTGCACGCGGTATTAGTGTGCAAGTAGCCGCCGACAGTTCTTTGTTAGATGCGAGCTGCCCGCTTGATATAAAACTTTATGGCTACGACGCCTACGATCTGAGCTTAGAGCATGTAGAGGGCAAGGCCGCGCCGCAAGTTGTGGCTAAAGCGCGTGACGTGCTGCCCAGCGCAGAAGAAATTGAACAGCGCTATAACTATCAGGGGGCGGCATGATTATTAAGCAGGCGGTGGCGCCAAGCGTTGAGCCGGTCACGATCGACGAGGTAAAGACGCAGCTAATTATTGATGGCAATGATTTAGATGCAGAAGTTGCTGCAATGATAGCGCCTGCGCGGCAATTGGTAGAGCAAATGATTGGCCGCGCCTTAATTACGCAAACATGGGACCGCTGGTATGACGCCTTTCCAGCGGTAATGAGCCTGCCTTGGTCGCCATTGCAGTCCGTAGCGGCCATTACTTATGTCAATACAGACGGCGCAGAGCAAACGCTAAGCCCTGATGTGTATACCGTAGATGCCGACAGTGAACCTGGGCGCGTTTATCTTGCTTATGGTCAAAGTTGGCCGTCTACCCGAGCCATTCCAAAGGCGGTAAAAGTGCGGTTTGTGGCGGGCTTTGGTGACACATCGGATGATGTGCCTGCTTGTATCAAGCTGGCCATTATGTTGTTGGTAGGTAGTTTAATGAATAATCGCGAAGATGACGCGCCTATAGCGCTGCACAAGGTGCCGTGGGGTGTAAAAAGCCTGCTAGCAGATCACCGTATGTACAGGCGGGCGTGCTAATGCGGGCTGGGCCAATGCGCTTTGTGGCAACGCTGCAAAATCCGTCTGCCACTGGTGATGAATACAGCACGGTTGGCGGTTACGCAGTAACAGCAACGGGTGTTCGCGTGGGCATACGTAACGTAAGCGGCAAAGAAACACACGCAGCCAAACAGACAGGTAGTGAGGTTGGTGTGGAGCTTAATACGCGCTACCGGAGCGATATTACTGGCGCGTCAAGATTTGTAGTGGGCGCCACCACGTATGAGGTGTTGTACGTTAATAATGTAGGTATGCGAAACCGCGAACTGCGTTTGCCTTGCAAGGTGGTGTCATGAATTTAGGCTTGCAAATTGATCCACCCATTAAGGCGCTGGTTGATGAGCTAAACGCCATGAAAGAAGGCTTTGGCGAAACGGGCATTATGCGCGGTTTGGTAGCGGGCTCCGCACCAATGCGCAAAGCGATCAAGGCAGCAGCCCCAAAGCAGTCGGGCGCGCTGGGTAAGTCTATTGGGTACCGGCGGTTTAAAAAAAGTGAACGAGCGGCGCTGGGTATTGGTGCGGATGCCGCGGCTATTTATGTTGGGCCAACCCGCAAAGTAAATGAAGTGATTAAGCTGAGCGGCGGCACTAGTAAAATCAAAAAGCGCTCGCAGCAGTATAAAGCCAACTGGTTTGAGAACACCGGCACCAAGGCGCACGTTATTATTCCGCGCAAAAAAGGTGGCAGCTTAAGCTTGGGCGGTTTGATTGTTAAAAAGGTTAAGCATCCGGGCATGAAGCGCAAGCCATTTATATCGGTGGGCATAGCGGCCTCTGAGTCTGCCTTTGAAAGCCGGTTTTATAGCGGCTTGATTAGCTATGTGGAGAAGCAACGTGCTAAGCGCAATTCTTGATCGATTAAATGACGAGCTAAGCAGTTTTGAAGTGGTTGCGCAGGCGCCAAGTGGCGCGGCAATCACAACCGTGGACGCAGCGGCGGCGAGCAACGCCTTAAAAACCGTATTGGCAGCAGCTGTGCCTAATGTGTATGCCGTAGAGGCAGAAGAGGGTAAAGAGCCTACGGATGCCGTTTACCGGCTGGTGTCTGCAAAGCCGGTAGAGATTGACGGTGTGCGGGTATTAACGGCGGTATCGTTTGTTGTAACCGTGCGCGCAAAAACTTACGCACTATTAATGGCTGCTTTGGGCGCAGTTGAGGCGCAAATTGTGGCCAGCGCCGAGGCGGTTAGTATTACCGACGCCATGCTGGATTATGACGACGTAAACAATTACCACTTAGCCGGCGTAGAGCTTATATATGCCGTGCCGGCGGTTGTTGGCGGCGAAGATTGGCCGGCGTTGTTGGTTGATGTAGAGAGCTATTCGGCCTCGCCAAGTGCGTACGACAATTTTGTTAAGCAGCGTGTAGAGCGCAATTACAGTTTTACCATTGTTAGTAACTCAGACAACGTAGGTGCGTTGCGTGCAGAGCTGCAGGCGGCGTTGCTTGGCTGGCAGCAGCTGCCAACTGATTATGAAATGCAGTACGTGGGCGGCGGTGCAGTGCAACTACCGGGCGGGCTTTATGCCTGGCGAGACACCTACGGCGACACCACTTATATAAGCGCTGCTTAATCTTCTATTAATCTGAAACTCAAGTAACGCCCCGTGCTTTGCGCGGGGTGTTTGCGTGGGCGTTCGTTAAGTAAACCCTAAACCACTAACCCAAAGCAGGAGGTCAGCCATGGCCAGATCTGGAGGACGTTACGTGCTCGAAAAAGACGGCAAGCGCCGCTTAGTCAGCCGTACCAACCCACAACCGCGCAAGGGCGCTGCCAAGGCTGGCAATGCCGTTGATTCTAAAACCGCACCGAAAGCGCAAAGCAAAAGCGCCTCGGTTGTTACTGAAAAAGAGGCTAAATAATCATGTTAGCGAAAAAGAAATATATTTTGGCTGTGGCAGAATCTGTGTACGGCACTGACCCCACACCAGACGGCGCCAACGCTATTTTAACCAGCAACTGCCAAGTGCAGCCGCACCAAGGTAACCGCGTTAGTCGTAATTTAGATCGCCCAGGCTTAGGGAATGATGCCGAAATTGCTACAGGCCGTTTTACTACGGTGACCTTCGATGTTGAGCTTGCGGGCTCTGGCGAGGCAGGCACTGCACCGGGTTGGGGTGTGTTGTTGCTAGGGTGTGGCTTTGACGAAACAGTAGTAGCCGACACTAGCGTAACTTACGCGCCTGTGTCTGAAAGCTTTGACTCGCTCACAATCTATTACTACATAGATAAAGAGCTGCATAAGCTCACCGGCGCACGGGGTACGGTTAACTTTAACCTAAGTCGCGATCAGATCCCAATGATGTCGTTCAGCTTTACGGGATTGCATAACGACCCAACGGCACCTGTACTCATTGCGCCAGACACTTCTGCATTTGTGCAGCCCCTGCCTGTGACTGAGGACAACACGCCTACCTATGATGTAGACAGTTTTGCGGTACGTGCAGAGACCTTTACGCTGGACATGGCCTGCAACGTGGTTTATCGCAACGTGGTAAACAGTGAGAGCGTTATTCTTACCGACCGCGCACCGGCTGGCACGTTAGTGTTTGAGCAAGAGGCAATCGGCATCAAAAACTTTTGGGCGCTTAGCAAATCTGGCGAGCTGGTTGAGATCGACATTGTGCACGGCACTACCGCCGGCAACATTGTGCAGATCACCGGTAGCCAAGTGCAGCTTAGTCAGCCAAGCCTTGGCGACAGCGACGGCCTCAGCACGATGAGCATGACTACGCTGTGGACGCCAACAGATTCGGGGGATGACGAAGTCGCTATTGTAGTGACCTAGTCAGTGCTGAGTGGTGTGCCGTCCGTCGCGCTGCCCAGCCCCGATCCTACAACGGACAACCGAAAAGCCGCGCATTTGTGCGGCTTTTTATTACCCAAAATTTAACGGATAACGGATGCAAAATTATGACTATTAAACTAGCTAAAAAAGGCCACGCCAAAATCACCATCACTGCAAAAGTGCCGTCTGATGGCCGCGCGGGTTACGACAAAAAAACCTTCACCGCGCGCATTATTAAGCTGTACGGCGATGCCAAAAAAACCTTTTTAGACAACCTTGCAGATCGCAAAGACGTAGACATCGCCCGCGAGCTCGTCACTGAGCTAGACAAGCTGGAATGGTTTGCAACAGCAGAAGACGGCAGCCCGTTAGAGCTAAAGGGCGACACGCTTGCTGAGTTTTTTGATTTGATGGAAGAATCGCAGGTCGACTACATTATGGCTCCGCTAGCTAGCGAGTGCATTAAGGTGCAAGACGAAGGCATGCGCCGGATGCTAGAAGCAAAAAACTAGAAGACGCCGGCCGGCACTGGGCGCGGCCGACCGGTAAGGACGACACCGAGGCAGATCTGGAATTTATACAATTACCAGACTCTGCCTTGCCCCCAAAAGACAACGATCATTTTGAACTCTACCCCGAAAACCTAAAAGCATGGAATGTCTTTAACGCCTGTAGCACGCAATGGCATGTGGGCATGGCGGGCTACACCGGCTTGGACTACACAGCGGTAGAAGCAGTGCTGCGCCTGCAGCGCATTAAACCCAAACACCACCCCGACATTTTTTGGCGAGTGCAGTGCATAGAGCGCGGCGCGCTAAGCGAAATGGAAAAAAAGCGTAATGGCTAAATCCTACAAGACCGGCATTATCATCACCGGTGATGCTAGTGGCGCTGTTAAGGCCTCGCAGCTTACTGGTAAAGAGCTAGATGCACTTAATCGCAAAGGTAAGCAGGTTAGCTCGCAGCTGAGCGACATTGCCGCCAAGAGTGTTAAGTGGGGTGCGGTAGCAGCGGGCGCGGCTGCGGCCGGTAGTGCTGTGCTCATACAGCGGCAGCTTGAGCTTATCGATAACACTGCAAAAACCTCCGACAAACTTGGTATTGCGACAGAGCGCTTAACAGCCTTACGTGTTCAGGCTGAGTTAACTGGTGTGGCACAAGGCACCTTGGATATGGCATTGCAGCGCATGGTGCGCAGGCTGGCAGAAGCGGCCGAAGGCACCGGCGAGGCTAAAGGTGCTTTGGCTGAGTTAAATTTAGATGCTAAGGAATTGGCGAAATTAAGCCCAGATAAGCAGTTTGCCGCTATTGCGGATGCGTTGGAGGGTGTTGAATCGCAAGGCGATAAAGTGCGTCTTGCGTTCAAGTTTTTCGACTCAGAAGGTGTGGCGCTTGTTAACACGCTGAAGGGGGGAAGCGCGGCGGCGCTTGAAGCTCAAAAGTTCACTGAGCAGTGGGGTTTGGCGATTAGTCGAGTAGACGCTGCGAAGGTTGAGCAGGCTAATGATGCTCTTACTATGGCCGCTAAAGCAGCAGATGGCTTATGGCAGCAACTCACAGTTCGGCTTAGCCCTGCGATCACGCAAGCGTCTCTTGATGTGCTTGGGTTGGGCGCTGAGTTTGGAACAGCTGCGGAGCTAGCGGATGCTGCGGTCGATACCATTGTCAACGGGCTCGATTTGATAGAAAAGGCAGCCGTGCTTGCTGGAGCGGTTTACGTAGCGCGATTAGCGGGGCCTGTGGTTCAAAGCCAAGGGGCTATTGCTGCTGCGTATGTTGCCAGTACGGCAGCTAGATTAAAAAGCAATTTCGCTGTTTATGATGGCGTGCAGGCAGAGGCAATTAATGCGGCGGCGGCAAACAAAACGGCGCTTGCAGAACTGGCCAAGGCAGATGCCACTCTTGCAGCCTCTTCGGCAGAGGTGGCGGGTTATAAAGCGACCTTGCAGTCCGTAAAGGCAGAGCTGGAGTTAGAGGCTGTGCGGTTGCGATCGCAAATTAGCGAGCAAGGGCGTGCTGCATCTATGCAGCGAATGGTTGCGGTGCGGCACGAGTTGACGGCGGCAACGGTGGCGCTTGCTCGAGTTGAGGCGGAGCATGCGTCTGTATTGACTGCTCAAACTGCGGCAAGTGCTCGGGCCACTGCCGCTACGGCAAATTACGCAGCAGCAACGGCGGCGGCTACTTTAAGTGCGCGCGCACTCGCTGGCGCACAGGCGTTGCTGGGTGGCGCTATGGCGCTGGTTGGTGGACCGGTTGGCGTTGCTGTAATTGCTGCTGCGGGCCTGTATATGTTCCGTGAGGAGCTGGGGCTGGTTGATACTACGGCCAGCGATGTGAAAAGAAGAATTTCTGAGTTGGCTGGTGAGATCGGCGGATTAGATCGAGCGGCAACGATAAGTAATATTGGCGCGCTTGAACAGTCTTTGGCTTCGCTGGAATCAATGGCGAAACAGCTACAAGGAGAATTGCTGCGCGGTACGGCTAAGCTAGAAAATAAGGGTGGCATCTTAGGCTACAGCGCTTCGCAATTACGTGGCGAATCGGAAGAGCTTAAGGAAATTGGCGCCTCCATTGCGCTGGTGTCAGGGCAGATAGATACCTTTAAGCAGCACTTAAAAGATATAGATTCTGAGAAGGATAGGCAGGATCAGATATTCCGAGAAAGGGTTGCTCAGGAAGAGAAGTCAATCTCTCAGAAAATACGGTTTTTGCGTGAAGAAAATGAGTTGCTGCGGCTTGGCTATGATCTAGAGGATGCGCGATTTGTGGTCGCATATTCTCACGCAAATGACATTAATAAAGCGCTCATGCGTCAGCAGCGTGAACAGAAAGGCATTATTGATGCTTACAAAGAAGAGGCCAGCGTTCTTGCCGACTTAGAAGAGGCTCAAAAACGTGCCGCAGAAGCCGCCGCTGATGCTGCAGAAGAAAGCCGCAAGGCGATGGAAAAATTCCTAACCGCCAGCTTTGGCGACAATCTTGCCGAGGGATTTAATCAAGGGTCCAAGGCGCTCGCCAGCTTTATTGACGGCTTTAGCGAGCTGTTAGAAGTGCAAGAGGCTTACAACGCAGCGCAGCTAGATGCCAGTGCAACCGATGCTGAAAAAGCAAAAGCGGCGACTAAATACCAGTCAGCCCAAGTTGGCTTGTATGGCGACATGGCTGCTGCGAGCAAGCAGTTTTTTGACGAAGGCAGCAGCGGCTACGAAGCGCTACAAAAAGCCGAACAGACGTTTAGGCTGTTTGAAATTGCCATGGCGGGCAAGGCGCTAGCGGCCAAGCTATTTACTGTTGAAGCATCTACCGCCGCCACGGTTGCAAGCGTGGCGCCTACGGTCGCGGCAGAAACCACTAAAGGGTTAGCCGCAGGGACGGCGGCAGCGGCATCGTCAATGGTGGGTGTGCCTTGGCCTGCAAATTTAGCTGCGCTTGCTGCAACAGTCGCGGCGCTGGCGGGCATTGGCGTGTTGCTGAGTGGTGGAGGCGGCGGCAGCTCGTATCAAAAAGTTTCTGATTCTGGTATTGCGGCTTCCGGCAGTATTTTGGGCGACGCGGAAGAGAACGCCACCTCAATCAGCAACAGCCTAGATACATTGTCAGAAATTGCAGATAGTCAGCTCGGCTATACGGCGCAAATGGCGCAATCATTGCGAAATATTGAAGCCGGTATGGTTGGTTTAACGGCTGAGTTTGCGGCGCTGCCATCAGGCGCCAGATACGAAATGACCGGCGGCAATAGTGTCGGTGGAATACTCAAAGGCGAGATAAACGCAAACGTTGGCTCGCAGCAGCTAGACATGCAAAAGTTCTTGTCGGGCTATGGCGGTTTGGCTTTGAGACTAGGTGCGACCGAGCGCGCAGCTACAGAGCTAGCAAACAACCAAGATGCACTTTCTGGGCTTGTATTAACAAGTGATTTGCAGCGCATTATCAACGGCATGATTGAAACTGTTGAAGAGGGCTTTGGTGTTATTGGTCGGTCAGCCGTTGGCGTGCGAGATGCAATTGTTGCGCTAGACCTGCCTGATTTAGTAATTGGCGCCAACATGAGCGCCGATGAAATCTCCGAAAAGCTGCAAGACTTTTTTAGTAATGTAGGCGACGGAATAATTGAAAATGTAATGCCGTCCATTGCTGTGTTTCAGCAGGGCGGCGAAACACTGCTTGATACATTCTCGCGCGTTGTTGGGCAGGTCACTGTTGTAAAAGATTTATCATCAGCGCTGGGAATAGCGCTTGATAATGAAAGCCTGACATCGATAGGTAACAACTTGTCTTTGGCGGCGGGCGGGTTTAGTGAGCTATCTACCAACGTAAGCGACTTCCTAGATTTTGCGCTTACCGATGCCGAACAATTTGAGCGCATTGGCGGCAGTGTTGCTGCGCTGTTTGAGGGGCTGAACCAGTCATTGCCCACGAGCCGTGACGGTGTTGCGGATCTAGTGCGGGCTCTCGATCTAACTACTGATGCGGGCCAAAAAGCTTTCACAACACTCACCAGCGCCAGTGACTTGCTCGACGACTACTACAGCAAGCTAGAAGACTACACAAAATCTGCTTACGACTTTGACACCGCATTTGGCCTAAACGATGGCCGCAAAGAACTGCGCGACGCACTGGCAGCGGTAGGCCACAACTTAGACGTAGTAGAGACAGCAGCCCAAGGCGGCGTTGCTGCGCTGGCAAGTTTATTTGCCGGTTTAAGCGACGTACAAAAAGCAGGGCTAGAGCCGTTTACCGATGCCATTTTGGATTTAGTGCCAGCGGCGGCAGAGGCTGCGAATGCTGTTGACGAGGTGGTGGATACCACCAGCTTAATGATCAGGCTGGCTCGTGCACAGGGCGACGAAACAAAAGCTCTGGCAATGACTCGGGAGCAAGAGCTCAAAGCTGCCACGGCAGTTGAGCGTGCCATCTTGTCTCAAATTTATGCTGCCGAAGATTTGGCGGCAGCCACACAGTCTGCTGTGCAAGCTGAGCAAGCGCTGGCCAGCGAGCGTGAGCAAATTGCCAGTCAACGGTACGCGCTAGAAACAAGATTGCTGCAACTGCAGGGAGATACAGTGCAGCTGCGTAACCGCGAAATTGCGGCGCAAGATAAATCTAACAGAGGGCTTTTGTCTTATATTTTTGCGCTTGAGGATGCCAAGGCAGCCGACGCCGCTGCGAATGCAGCAGCGAGTGCAGCCAATCAAGCTGCTGCTGATGCAGCTCGGCAATCAGCGGCCGTGATAGAAGGTATTTTAACGGACCGCGCAGCGCTTGAGTCTCGCCTTTACGCAATTATTGATGGCTCTATTGAGCAGCGTGAGCGAGAGACTGACGCAATGGATGAGACCAATAGATCACTGCGTAATCAAGTTGAGGCGCTGGAGGCGCAAAAGGCAGCCAATGATGAGTTAGTGCGGTCATTTGAGCAGTTGCGCAGTGTATCGCAAAGCGTGAGTGATTATTTGTTACAGCTTGAGCTGGGTGAGTTTGCAGGTACTCCTGAGCAGCAGGCAATTAATGCTTTAGACCAGTTTCGCGCGCTTGCTGGGGCGGCCATGCAGGGCGACGTTGAGGCGGCACAGAAATTAACGAGCGCGGCAGATTCTGCTATCAACTTATCAAGCGGCGCGTACGCAAGCGGTGTGCAGTTTCAAAGCATTTACGACGAGGTTAAGTCTACGCTTGCCGGCTTTGTGTCGTCTGTTGATGTGCAGTCTTTTGAACAACAACAGCTGGCGCTTATGCAGCAGCAAATTGACGCTGTAAATGCTGTGCTGGCATCTACAGAGGCAGACACGGCGAGTCAGCTAGAAAAGCTAAACGCCCTGGAGAGCACATCTATTGCAAACTCAACAGCTAATGTTGATGCTCTGGGTACGCTTGCAGACTACTTGCAGGCTTTGGGCGAGGCGCTAACAGTTGAGTTAACGCTTACCTCAACGTCAGAAATAGAAAAATTAATTAAATATGTTACCGACACAGACGAGCTACCGGACGACTTAAAAGAGTTGGCACTGGCATCTGCAAGCACGTTTACAAAAACACTGGACTATATAGCGGGCACACAACTGCCAACCGACTTAAAAAATCTGGCGCTAGAAAGTTTTAGCACGTTATTAAAAACCACAAACTACGTAGTTGGTAGCACCCTACCAAATGACCTAAAGGATTTGGCGCTGGCGTCTGCCAGCTCACTAACTAAAACGCTGCACTATATATCGGGCACTGAACTGCCAGATGATCTGATGAACTTGGCGTTAGAAAGTTATAGCACGCTTGTCAAAACAACCGATTACGTTGTGGGCAGTACACTGCCGAACGACCTAAAAGCGCTGGCGCTTGCAGAGAGCAGCACGCTTGCTCGCAATGTGGTAGCACAGTTTGCCAGCGGCACAAATTTTGAGGCGGTTGATTATGCGCTAGCTACCAATGGCGCAATACAAAAAACCGTGAGAGCGCTAAAGGCGGCTGGCTATAATCAAGAAGCAGCAGACATTGCATTTGCAGCTAGCAGCACTATTCAAAAAGCAATACAAGCAAGCGGCGGGAGCCTGACTGCTGATCAAAGAGCGCTGCTGAACACGCTCAACGGCACCTCAAACGTTAATGTCGATGCTGACGTGTTGCTGCGTACTGACGCAACAATGAGCGACCTGTTAGACGCCATAGTGTCTCAAACACAACTGACGGCTAATTATTCGCAGGCGACGTATCAGCGGCTATCTGAGATAGTCACAAATACAGCCAATATTTATGACAAGCTTAATTCTGTCACCCTTGGCAACCAGCGGGTTAATGTGTCTGCAAATAATACCAACCCGCTTTACGTTACCCCGTCTACCGTGGGTAGCAATGCGCTTACCGTCACATCTAAAAATCAATCAGGCAGCAATCTCGCAAAGTTTGCCAGCGGCGGTTACGTAAGCGGCGCCGGTACCAGCACTAGCGACAGCATTAGTGCAATGCTGTCTAACGGTGAATACGTTGTTAAAGCGGCGGCGGTTAAGAGCTTGGGCGTAGGGTTTTTAGACAATATTAATTCTGGCTCTGTACCAGTTGCGCCGGTGGGAATGCCTCGCCTTGCTAACAATAACGCAGAGGTAGTTGCTGAGCTCCAAACGCTGCGTAAAGACTTGAATACGTTAATGGCACAGCAAAGCGCAGACGTTAATCACCAAACTCGTATTGGTTCGGCTGGCAGCAAGCAGTTTGTTAACGAGCTTAAAATTTTAAATGCCAAGGTTGCAAATCTAGAATCTGAAATAAAACTGGCAAGGCTTGAAGCATGACCATTTGGGCGGTAGATATTGCCGCGCTCGATGGCAGCGGTACGCCAGAAACCCTGCGCTTTGCGAGCGAAGATTACACACAAGTAGAGTCTGGCCCTGCGCATTATTATTATGAGTTGCGCCTAATTCAGCCGGCACTTTTTCAGGTGCGAGCCAACACAGGGCTATTGTTGCCCGGTGGTGGGCGCACCAGCATTGGCCAAGTTGAGTTATTAAACACTGACGGTGGCTTAGATTATTTAGCGGATTACGCGGTAGATGGCAGAGCCATGACCGTGCGCAGAATAGACGGCGGCGCAGCGGTCACGTTTTTAACTGCCACGGTAGAGCGCATGACGTTTAGCGGCTCGCGGGTAGCGTTTACATTGCGCGACCCGTTGGCGCAGTTAGATGACGCCATTGCTGTTGATGTTTATGCGGGCAACAACACGCTGCCTAGCGGCGTAGAGGGCACGGCAGACGACATTGGCGGCACGCGCAAGCCTTTAGTATTTGGCAGTGTGGTAAACGCTACGCCGGTACTGGTAAACACCTCAAAACTTATTTACCAAGTGCACAATGGTAGCGACGTGACTGTGACCGCTGTGCGCGACCGTGGCGTGGCGCTTACCTTTGAGAGCACAGCAACCGACTTAAGCGACTTGCTCACCACCGCGCCGGCGGCTGGTTATTGGCGCACGTATCAGGGCTATATCAGCCTTGGTTCTGCTGCCCAGTCAATTACCTGTGACGCAGAGCGCGATGATATCGGTGCCGGTGATGTGTTCGACGAGCTCGCAACACTGGCCGGCTACACAGCAAAAGCCACCGACATAACCGCGCTTAATGCACTGGGCAATGTGGGCCTATTTGTTACGTCTGACCTTAGCTACAAATCAGCAATGGAAAGCATTGCCCACGGCTGCGGCTGCTACTACGCATTAAATGACGACGACGAAATTCGCGTTATTGCCCTGGCAGCACCGGCAACGGCAGACATAACTATTGAAGACTGGCAACTGGCCACGCTAGACCGATCTGCAATCGGCTCTGGCAGCAACGGCCTACCGATTTACAAAGTAACGCTGCAAGCAGATGCGCTAGCCACTGTGCAAAATGACTTGGCAGCAGGCGCGGTAAACCCAGCGCGTTATGCTGCCGAGTATCGCAGCGCGGTAGCAACAGACAGCGCCACAAAAACACGTCACCCACTTGCCGGCGAATTAATTATAAACAGCCCACTGCGCGACCTAAGCGACGCGCAAACAGTAGCTGATGCGATATTGCCGCTGCTTAAAGTACGGCGCGACGTAGTGGAATGCGGCGTAAAAGAGCTAGACGTAAGCGAGCTATTCATGGGTGCCACAGTAAGCATTAACACAACGCGAATTGGCTACCCGCGCAGCTTTGTATTGCTGGGTTGGCGCTTAGACGCCAACGCCAATCGCACCTATTTAAACCTGTGGGGTTAATCAATGCCATTTGCGCAAAACAAAGCGACTTTGTGCTGGCCCAACTTAATAGACGGCTGCACGTTAACAACATCTAACACCTTTACGCGGCCGCTTACTCGGCTGCAGGCACGGGTGTTAAAAGACCGCGCCATTACTACAGACTTAACAAGCCAATTTACCGCAACACTGGCAGACAACAAGCCGGTAGGGGTGGTGGGCTTGTTTGGCCATAACCTGTCTGCAGACGCAACCTGGCGTATTAGATTGTATGACGACTCAGACGAGCTGCTAGAAGACTCTGGCATTATAAATGCGTGGCCTGCGGCTTACTCAAGCCTTGAGCTCGCATGGGAAAACCCAAACTTTTGGACCGGCATTCCAGACGACGAAGACCGCTCACGCTTTACCCCGCAAGCAATCTGGATGGCAGATAAAAACTGGTACGCCAAAAAGGCCGTTATCGACATTGTTGACGAAAACAACACAGACGGTTTTGTAGCTATTGGGCGTGGATTTTTAAGCGAAGTGTATCAACCAGAATACAACTTTTCTTACGGTGTGCAGTGGACGTTTAGCGACCCAACTCAAGCAGATGAGGCGCTAGACAGCACTGAATATTTTGACGCAAAACCACAAAAGCGCGAAGTCACAATGGCTTTTGACTGGCTTAGTGAGCAAGAGGCGTTTTCGCGCATGTTTAGGCTGCGGCGCGACCTTGGTGTAAGCGGCGAGGTGCTGTTTTTTCATCGCATTAATGTCGACTCAACTTACCCACAGCGCACCATGCTTGCGCGACCATCGCAAATTGATCCGGTGGCGCATCCAGACGCGGCGCGGCACTCCCACGCTTTATCTTTAAAGGAGATTTTATAAATGGCGGGCGTAACTTTTAGCGAAGACGTAGGCGGCGACGGCTCTACCGTTACCGACGACGGCAATGCAAGCACAGGCTTAGCGCAAGACGGGCACCGCACTCGGTTTGTGCCAGCACTGGCGCAAGTAGTCGCCGTGGCAAGTTGGGTAAAGACTACCGCGCAAACCGTGCTGGGTTACAAAAACGCAGCAGCAGAAAGCGAGGCCACCGCACTAACGTATAAAAACGATGCCGCCAATTCAGTTATTGCCGCCGGCGTAAAAGTCACAGAGGCAAGCGCTCAGGCAGACCGCGCAGAAGAAGGGGCAACCAACGCTGAATACTTTGCGGGCTTGGCAGAGAGCACAAACCCAAACGCAGCAATAAGAGTAAACCCCAGAACAATCACAGAAAGCGTCGGCATTGCAAATGGCTACAACGGCTTGAGCGCTGGGCCAATCGCAATCGGTGACGGCGTCACAATCACAATCGGCGACAACGCCACATGGAGCATAGTATGAGTCAATTAATTGTAAGCGAAATTGCCGGCAAAGAAGGCGCGCCGGTTTACTTCCCCAGCGGCATACGCATGGGCAATACCGGTGCTGGCGGCATTAACGACATTGGCATACCTGGGCAACCAGGCTTTGGTGTTGGCATAGCGCCCGCATTGCCAGACGGCATGACCGCGCTACCCGGCTACACAGATGTGCTGTCAGACAACTACGGCAACTACCAATATTCAGACGGCTCAATAATGGTATGGGTGCCTGCCTTTTATTACAAATACGGCACCGGCGCCAATGGGCTAGCAATCAACGCCTGCGACATAAAAAATATAGATGCCTATACAACAGTAACTGCAGCCAATGCGGCTGGCTACGCCCTGCACCGCGCCTTTTATGACGGCGGGCAAATAAAGCAAGGCTTTTTTGTAGACAAATATCTTTGCTCTAACAACTCGGGTGTGGCGAGCAGTTTGCGCAACGGCGCGCCAATTTCATCAAGCGCTAGTAATAGCCCTGTGGCTGATTTAGATGGCGTTTCTAGCAATATAAATGCCTCGTTTATCACGGCGGCAAGCTTGCGCGGTACGGGCTTTTTCTGCCAGTCCATATTTATTTTTAAAGCAATGGCCTTGCTCAGCTACGCCCACGGTCAAGCGGCAACCAGCCCAACATACTGCGCATGGTACGACGCTGCCGGCATTACCAACTTCCCCAAGGGCTGCAACAACAACGCACTAGGCGACGTAAACGATAACAGTCTGTCGTTTACCTCAAGCGGCTATGACAATGCTGCGCTCACCGGCAGTGCTAACTTTTTGGCTAAGACGACCCACAATGGCCAAGTGTGCGGCGTTGCAGACTTAAACGGCTGCATGTGGGATGTGTGCCCCGGCTTAACAATGGATGACGGCGATGAGAGCGTTGGTCACTTTTATGTATTAAAAACATCGGTGGCAATGGCAGACGTAACGGCGGGTACGTCGCTAGCTACTGACTTATGGGGCGCCACCGGTTATGCCGCTCTGTACGACGACCTTGGTGTAATGGATACGTTCACGAGCACCGCGCTCAACTTTACAGACCGCACAGTAGATGTTGGCAGCGTGTCTAAAACCTTTTCAGAAGCGACCAGTGGCACACTGTGGCAAATGACAGGTGCCGGTATTCCGGTGGAGTCAACCGGCACTAACGTATTCGGTAATGACCGCATAAACGACTACTCAACGTCGCAAATGCTCCCCAGTGCTGGCGGCTCCTGGAGCCACAGCACGCCCGCCGGTGTTTGGGCGCTGGGTTTGAGCAGTTCGCGCGCGAGCTTGAATCCTAGCCACGGGTTTCGTGCGGCCTTGTATCTTTGATTTTTGTTGGCCAATAATTTAGGAGTTTTATCATGGGCTATATTGTTAGCTACATAAAATACACAGACGCAGTGACGACCAAAAGCTTGCTGGCGCCAGAAGGGTCAACCGAGCTTTGCACGCTTGAAGGGGTCACTTATGTGGCCATTCCCGACGGTGAGACGCTGCCAGAAAATCAGCCAGCCGAGATTGCAGCAAGCATTGAGACGGTAACGCTCACCGACACCCTTAAAGCCAGCATTAAAGCCGCAAGCCCGCACTGCGCACTAATTGCCAAGCGGGTAGAGCAGAAGATTCGTGACCAGTACAGTCAAGAAGACGAGTTTTACTTTGCCCGAATCAGCATTGGCGTGCTAACCAGCCAATACACCTTTGAAGCTGGCGAGGCAGATGCGGTTGCCGACTTTGGTGTATACGTAGAAGAGTGCAGACAGTGGGGGCGCGACCAACGGGCCGCGCTGGGGCTATGAAGATTACAGACGCGGTGATCGCCGTCGCCAAAAAGTTTGAATACCGCGCAGACCCAGACCAATGGATAGACCCTTGGTTTGTTATGCGCGAAAAAAACGGCAAACTGCATGGCGACTGCGACGACTTCACCATCAGTTGTCTCTATCGCTATCTCGGTTTTTGGAAGTTTATCTGGCAAGTATGCATAACCCACAAAGCACAAATACATCGCTTTAAAACCGTCAACGGTGAATTCCACGTGGGCGGCTGCGTAAATGGCCTCTGGTTCGACAACTACACAAGACGCGCGCTACCCAAGCGCCAGTTTTACGAAGAAACGGGCCACACCTACCTAAAACGCTACTACGTCTGGCACTTTGGCGTTAAATTGGTGGCGGGGCTGTTTGTGAGGTGACGGTCGTCAATCGTAATTACCTGATCGGTATCAATCTGCAGGTCGACCTCGTCCAGCCATCTATCGAGAACCGTAATTACGGTGTTGTCGTCGATGTAAATGCTATCGCCAACGCGTACAGTGAGTACAAGCATGGGTGATCCTCCGTGATCTATGCCTGTAGAAATATAGCAGCTTATGGCTGTGTTGGCCTCTTTACTAGGCGTAGCTGACCGTCGTCGACAACGGCATAAACCCCGATCTTAGTTAAGCACCCTTGCACCGCCATCCCAGCGGGCACATATTGCCACTTCGGCATCAGCCCGACTGATGTGCTGTACTGGTAAATGTCCAACTTCACCGGCGTGGCGCCGCTTATCTCGCGCGCATCATCTAAATCAATAAACCCTTTCCACGGCACCCGCTCAAAATCACCGTTCTTTTTTAACACGGGCAAGTATTCGTGATCAGGCGCGCTTGCTTCGCTGACGGATTTGAAAACGGCGTTGTAGCGGTATCTTAGCTGTATCATGCTGTGAATATATACAGTATTTTGTGAGCGAGCAATTTGGTGTGATGGGCGGGTGTTAAAGGCCGCCTGACCCACAAAATGGATCAAGCGGAAAGGGTTTACGACATTAAGAATAAATGTCGCCAGATATGATCTTGGCAAATGTGGGGGCAGAGAGTTAAAGTAATCTGCACTACATTCGCTAAGATCGAGAAGGTTAACTCAATTGCTGTTAAAGCAATAAGCATAACGCAGCCCTCTTTAATTTGAATGAAATCTGGCCAATAGGGTTCTGATTGGCTATGATTCCGTTGTAACACCTTGGGTCTAGTTTGACGGCGAGATCCCAAGAACCTGCGCCCCTTCTAGAAGGGGCCATCTATTTTCAGCGTTACGCGCTAATTTTTCCTCCCTCAATTTCTGCGCTCAAGATCCCAAGATAATCCGATACGAACGCCTCCACAAGCATAAGATGCCGCGTGTCTTCTGTGGATAAAGTTGGTCCCGAGGTCTCGTTTAATTCCTTTTCCTGAGGGCAACGATTAGGCTAGTTAAAATATTTTGGCAGTGGAGATATCAAAAAATGATGAGCTTGTGGGTGTAGACTTAACTGTTACCCGCTGACTGCGTGATAAAGGCGTGCAGATCGCGCAATTCTTTCATTCTTGAATATTGCTTAATTAGGGTCTAATGCTTTTAAAAGCAGCGTCTTGCGGTAGTGTTCACGTCACTCTGGGGGTGTGGTGCGCTGTAACTGAATCAGTTGTATAGAGCCGTGGGCGGCGGGGCGTTGGAATTCAGTTAGTGCTTAATATTTGCTTAATTTTGTTTTAATTTCTTTCTAACTGTTTGTTTTTTCATGGTATTTAAATTTAGTCTGGCCAGTCGAGCATGGGGGCAACGCAAAAGCGGCGATTAAGTATTTTTTTGTGCATCTGCCGCTAAATACCTTTATGGATGGGTGAATCTTGCCACGTCGGGCACGTATAATGACGGCCTGAATGGCCCGCTCACACATAATGATGCGAGGCTAAAATGTCTATTGTATTCAAATGGTAATAAACACTCCATGACTGTTCGCACTCGTATTGCTCCATCGCCCACCGGTGACCCGCATGTTGGCACGGCTTATATTGCTTTATTTAACTATTGTTTTGCGAAAAGCCAGGGTGGTGAATTTTTGCTGCGTATTGAAGATACCGATCAGCAGCGTTCAACACCTGAGTCTGAACAGGCGATTTTAGACTCTTTGCGCTGGCTCGGTCTGGAGTGGGCTGAGGGGCCCGATGTTGGTGGTCCGCATGGCCCTTATCGGCAAAGTGAGCGCAGTGAGATTTATAAAGCGCATTGTGAGCAGCTTATTGCGGCGGGCCATGCCTTTCGCTGCTACAGAACTGCTGAGGAATTAGACGCCCTGCGTGAAGCTCGTCGCGCGGCGGGTGGTCATACTGCGCTTAAGTATTCGGATCTTAAATTGGATGATGCCGAGCACGCGCGCCGCGAAGCCGCTGGCGAGCCTTACGTTATTCGTATGCACGTCCCTGAAGATGATGGTCGCTGTGAAATCGACGATTTGCTACGTGGCAAAATTGAACTGGAGTGGGGGCAGGTTGATGCTCAAATTCTATTAAAGTCAGACGGCTTACCCACCTACCATTTGGCCAATGTGGTGGATGATCATTTGATGCAGATCACCCACGTGCTGCGCGGCGAGGAGTGGATTAACTCGGCACCCAAACATAAATTGTTATATCAATATTTTGGCTGGGAAATGCCAGTGCTCTGTCATCTGCCGCTGCTGCGCAACCCTGATAAAAGCAAGTTGAGTAAACGTAAAAACCCAACCAGTATTTGGTATTACCAACGCATGGGCTTTATGCCTGAAGCGCTGCTGAATTACCTGGGTCGTATGGGTTGGTCGATGCCGGATGAAAGCGAGAAGTTCAGCCTGCAAACCATGATCGATAATTTTGACATTAGCCGGGTGAGCCTAGGTGGGCCGACATTCGATGTTGAAAAGCTCCGCTGGCTGAATGGCCTGTGGCTGCGCGAAGACTGCAGTTTAGAGCAGCTTGCAGATCGCATGCAGGAGTGGGCGCTTAACCGCGACACACTTATGAAAATGCTGCCACATGTGCAGTCGCGTATCGAAGTATTTAGCGATATGGCGCCGCTAGCAGCGTTCTTTTTGTCTGGCATGTTGCCGCTTACGCCCGCAAGTTTTGCTGCCTCTAGCCTTGGCGAAGAGGAGCTGGTCACTATGCTTCAATGCACGGCATGGCGTTTAGAAGCCTTGAATGACTGGCAGCGAGATCGTATTTTTGCTGAGGTGAAATCTGTGGCAGATGGTCTTGGTATTAAACTCAAGGATTTTATGCCGCCTTTATTTATAGCCATTGCCGGAACCACATCATCTATTTCTGTTGTGGATTCTATGGAGGTCTTGGGGCCAGATATGAGTAGGGCGCGAATTCGCCATGCTATTGAGGTCTTGGGTGGGGTAGGTAAAAAGCGCCTGAAAAAGCTGGAGAAACAATACCAAGAGCTTGGGCAAAGCTCGGTCTGA